CTAGCAAAATTCTTGGAAAACAAATGCTTATTGCATAGCTTGAGTTAATACCAGCTAGCTTACGGCAAGGTTCTTTACTGAAAATATCAAAAATTATGGGATATCCTGAAAGCCGGACCATTGATTAACATGTCTCTTTGCCCTGATAACTCGTTCCAGAGTGAATTATCAAGGAAATCACATTTTCCTCAAATATTCGTCATAGAGTTGTCAGGCGCCAGAAAAATAAAAGATTACTTGATAAAGTGAATACTGTATGAGGTTAAACCATCACTCAATTCATACAGAACATTTTCCCTGCAGTTATATCGTATTAGTGTGTGGATTGTGGCCTTGATATTACTGTGTAAATGGCCACATTTTACACTTAACTCGACAGGGAGCCGTGGCATATGGAAAAAGGTGTTTACTGATTAATACGTCTCTTTAACCTGATAAACTAACACCGTAGCTTATCACATAAAAAACCTCAATCAAAAAACAGTTGTCAATATCCCAAAACCATCCACCAGCAGTTCCTTACTATCCACCAGCCGCTATAGACGAAACAGCCCAAAAACCGGGTGTATACTCCCTTATGAAAAAATAAGCTGAAAATTTTCATAAGGGAGACACACTTTGGCGCGAACTCAGGCAGGACTGGATACAATAGATCAAGCCATTGATAACCTTGTAGCAGGTAAGCGCAGGGTTAAGTTCGTGCTCGATGGTGAATTGGTGGAATATGCTACGGTCGATCTTCCTCAGCTTCGAGCTTTCCGAAAAGAATATGCAGCTGATGTTGTTGCCGCTGATCAGAATGCAACGATTGCATTTAAAATAAGTGGGAGCAAGGGCTTATGACTCTTCCTCTTGGTACAATTCTAAATCACCATGGCACCCCGATCACTTCCGCCGATCTTTCATCTGAGTTTGAGGGAGCAACTACTGGCGATAGATTAGGTGAATGGGGGTTATCAGCTTCAGGTCCTAGTGCTTCCCAGATGAGTATAGGTGGCCTACGAAAAAGAGCCAGAAACCTGGAAAGAAACAACGCGGTTGCCAATGGAGCTATAGACTCTTTTGTTTCTAACCTGGTAGGTACCGATATTTCCCCAACCTGGAATCTTGATAACGAAGATCAGCGTGAAGAGCTGCAGCAGCTTTGGGACGATAGCCAACTGGAAGCTGATTTTTACGGGGTTTCCGACTTTTACGGTACCCAGGAAATTGTTTGCCGGGGGATGGTTCGTGATGGTGAATGTCTGGCCAGATTCCATGATCTCCGACCTTCATATAATATGGTCGTCCCGTTGCAGGTGCAGCTGCTTGAGCCGGATCATCTGGATGTGGCTTATACCGACATAAGCCAGGAAGGAAATGAGATCCGCTATGGAATCGAATGGAAGGATGGTCGACGCTATAAATATTGGCTTTATAAAGATCACCCTGGGGAAATGTTTCTTACCGGTACGGATCTGACCAGGATAGCTGTTGATGCAGAGGATATGTCTCATGTCTTTCGGCCTCTTCGTGCCGGCCAGGCCAGAGGGTTTTCAAGGCTGGCACCTATCATTTTAAAGCTGCATGATATTGATCAGTACGATGATGCCGAACTTGTCAGAAAAAAGGTGGCTGCGCTCTGGGGAGGCTTTATCTATTCCGACAGTCCGGCAGTGCCCACCATGCCGGGGCAGCATGGCAAAAAAGAAAATGGAGTTCAGTCGGTCACTCTGAAAGCGGGAACGTTCCCGGTCCTGCGTGATGGAATGAAGATTGCTTTTTCCGAGTCTCCCGATGTCGGTAATAATCACTTTGATTATATGAAGACCCAGTTCCGACTCGTCGCCCGTGGCGTTGGCATAACCTATGAGCAACTGACCGGCGATCTTGAAAATGTCAATTATACATCTCTTCGGGCAGGGTTGATTGAGTTTCGTCGTCTATGTGAAACCATTATCGCCAGAACCCTTATTTTTCAATATTGTCGACCATGGATCAATCGTTGGATCTACACGGCGATTCTGAATAACTGTCTGAAAACTATTCCCGTTTCTGAGTATTTGAGCCATCCGATAACTTTCCACCGTGTCGACTGGCATCTCGATGGTTGGGATTTTACCGACCCGGTTAAAGATCGGGTGGCGGAGAAAATGGACATCCGGGGAGGTCTGGATACCCGTGGATCAATAGTATCAAAGCGCGGAGATAATATCGATCGTGTAGACAGGCGTAACAAAGCTGAGTTGGCAATGGCGGATAAGTTGGAGCTGATCTATGACACCTACCCCTCCCATACGTCAAATAATGGAGTGCTGAGTAAAATCGAGGAAAAGACAATCCTTGAGTCAACTAAAACGGATTAGGAAAAATCATGAGCATAGAACATATCCTGACTGAAATTTTGAATCGTCCTCTTTTTGTCACTCCGGACAAGTTGAATGTCATCCTTGGAGTGTTGGGCAAGAAAGCGGATAATCCGATCAATCTGGATCTGTCTGATCTAGTACCGGTTATCGGTTCAGATGCAAATGATGGGGCTGTTCAGGCTGAGGCCAGAGCTGCTAATAATTCCGGTGCAAAACAGATTGCGGTTATTGGTGCTCTTGGCTCCCTGGTTTATCGAACTGGCGGCAATCCAAACGCTGGTTCGGGATTGCGGAGTTACCGATTTATGCAGCAGGACATCCAGAAATGCCTCGATACAAATGATGTCGACGGCATGATCATCGACTTTAACAGCTATGGTGGATCAGCCCAGGGATGCGAAAGGATGGCTCGTTTTATCCGCTTGGCTGATGGTCAAAAACCTATCTATGCCGTTGTAGATCTCAACTGTTTTTCGGCAGCTTATTATCTGGCTGCCGCCTGCAGAAAGATCATTCTTACCGATCAGGACGCAGGGGTCGGTTCTATTGGCTGTATTGCTATTCATCGTGATCAATCCCAGCGAAATGAGAAAGAAGGTGATGTCTATACAGCCGTCTATTTTGGCGAGGAAAAGAATAATTTTTCTTCCCATGCGCCGTTAACGGAAGAGACAAGATTAAAACTGCAACGATCAGTAGATAGGTTCGGGCTGCAGTTTGTTGCAACAGTTGCGGAGTTTCGTGGGATTTCTGTACAGGCGGTAACAGCAACTCAGGCAGGTGTCTTTTACGGGCAGGACGCGATCGACGCGGGCCTTGCTGATGAAATAGCGACCTTTGATGAGGCGGTGGCCATGCTGGCCGCAGATGTGGAAAAGGATCAAAATAAAAATTTTTACGGAGGAGCGGCAATGACCACCAAAGAACGAATGGAAAAACTGCTGACGGCAGATGATGGCCCGCAGGCATTAAATGAGCTTGGCTATGTAAAACAGCAAGATGCAGGAGAAGAAGAGAAGGTCATCGCCTATAAGCAAGGACTTGCCCACGGTAACGAGGAAAAACTGGTGCAGTCCATCGAAGTTGCAGAGCTTTGTCAGCTTGCGGATCTCTCTGTTGAGCAGGTGGTCGCTATTTTGAAAGAAGATCTTTCAGCCGATCAGGCGAGAACCTCTATCCAGGAATTACGGGCAGAGAAATCCAGAAAAATGATGGTCAAATCAAATATTACACAACTTTCCGGGGATGGTAAGCACCCGCTGATCAGCTCCTGTGAAAAGCTGGTAACCCAGGCATAAGCAGTCAGGGTGATTTTATAAAGTAACTCAACCAAGGAGTGAGTCATGGCAGTTAAAATTGAACCGAATACCCTGGGGGACGGCATTAAATGGGAAGAGGATAATGACTATTCCCGTAGAAAAATAACCGTAGCCTCCGGTAACAGTGTGGTGGCGCTCGAAGTCGTTGGTCAGATAACGGCAAGTGGTAAGTTTGCACCACTTGATCAGGATGCAACGGATGGAACAGAGGCAGCAGCTGGAATAATGGTAGCTGATATCGATGCATCTGCAGCAGATATGGCTGGTGTAATTATTGAGTCTGATGCCTTGGTTGCAATGGATAATCTAGTCTGGCCGGATGATATTGATGCCGGTGAAAAAACTGCAGCGATCGCTCAGCTGGTAGCTCTCGGCATCAAGGCGGTTACTCTGGCATAGCAATGTAACCGGCACAGAGCAACTGTTCCGAATTTATAAATATTAGAGGAGGCTATCATGCCCGAATTGATTATTAACCCGTTTGACGATGCCGGATATGATCTGGCAACCATGACCCAGGCCGTCAATATCATCCCAAACAGCTATGGCAGGGTTCGCCAGCTCGGCCTCTTTACACCTGAGCCGGTCAGAACCAGAACCATCCTGGTTGAAGAGATGAACGGTCTTTTAACCCTGCTCCAGTCGCAGCCAGTTGGTGCACCGGCCCCAAGAAAGAAACACGGAAAAGGAAAGTTGCGCTCTTTTATAATCCCTCATATTCCCTATGACGATCAGATTAAGCCGTCTGATTTACAGGGCGTGCGGGCACCAGGTGGTACAACCGAGAAAATCCTGGAAACCGAGATGTTGAAACGTCTTACCGAGATGCGCGGCTCTCACGCAATCACTGAAGAGCATCTGATGTGCGGTGCAGTGAAAGGTATCATCCTGGATGCGGATGGCAGCACTATCTACAACCTTTTTACCGAGTTTGGTATTACCCAGAAAGTCGTGGCTTTCGTCATGGGTACGGCCACAACCGATGTGTCTGCGAAGTGTCGGGCAGTTGTTCGCCATATCGAGGACAACCTTTTCGGTGATGTAATGTCAGGCGTTCGTTGTTTATGCGGTGAGACCTGGTTTGATAAACTTATCTCACATGACAAAGTGAAGGAGTTTTTTCTTAACCACGCAAAGGCAATTGAGCTGACCGGATCTGGTCTGGATCCCCGTAAAGGATTTTCTTTTGGTGGTATCACCTTTGAAGAATATCGAGGCAAAGCAACCGATCCATTGACCGGCTCCATGCGCTCTTTTATCGGTGCATCCGAAGCCTATTTTTTTCCGGTGGGCAGTCAGAATACCTTTAAACTGCATCATGCTCCTGCTGATTTTATGGAGACGGTCAACACCATGGGGCAGCCGATCTACGCTAAGCAGGTTGCTCATTCGAGCGGTAAGTGGATTGATATATTTACTGAATCAAATCCATTACCGCTTTGCCGACGTCCCGGCGTATTAGTCAAGGGAACTACTACATAATTGGTGATCAGTGTTATGACCCGCGAAGAAGCACTTACCGACCTGGCAGACGCCACCTCCAGTGAAATTCTCGGGGTGGAAATGATTATCGATGGTGACCCAGTTCAGGGCATAAGGAAAAACCTTGCTCCTGCAGACCTTGTACCTTTTGCCGGTGGTCGCTTTGCTGAAGATGGTCTTTCCGTTGAAGGTCTCAGGCTCACTATCCGCCGGGATGTTTTCGGCTATGAGCCGCGGGTTGGTATGGAAATGGTTGTTGATGGTACCAGGTATACAGTCAGGGCCGCGGCTAAGACAGGCCTAAACCGTCGCTTAACCTTAATCCGGTTTATCAGCTGATGTTATCCATAAACATCGATAATGATTTTTTTGACAGCCGTGCGGATCTTTTCGGGGCAACTGACCGTGAGATCGATCTGGCCAGAGTGTCAGCATTGCGATTGATGCGGAAAAAGATCGAAAAGATGGTCATAAGAGAGGTGGCAGCCAAACATCGCATTCCGCAAAGGGCTTTGGCCGGGCGTGTATTTTCAAATAAAATTTTACCTGGCGATGAGGAGCTTCGTGTCTGGATAGGTACCTGGAATATATCACCATTTTCTATTGGCAAGCCGTTCCAGACCGCATTCGGCGTCAGAGCTGGAAGCAAAAGCTATGCAGGTGCTTTTCTGGCTTCAATTTATGGAGGAGTGGAGGCGGTATGGATCAGGCTCTATTCCAAACATTATGACCTTGCTCTCTATCCGACGGACTATAGACCTGGAGATAGAGGCCTTGGTAGCTTACGTGGCCGGTTTCCTGTTGTTCGGGCAGCTATCCCGATAGATGCAGAAGTGGAGGCGGTTCTTAGTCGGAATGAAAATTATTTTATCGAAGAGTTTGGCAAGATTTTCCTGCGGCAGCTCAACTATCAGGTCAATGTAAGAGGAGGTTTGGCATGAACGAAACTTTTGTCAGTAACCTGACGGCAAGATTGATCGAGCTGACCCAGCATCTGCGTTTTTACAACAAGCCGACTGGTACCGAGATAGCTCCTCAGATTATTGGCACGATGCTGGAAAAGAAGACGGAGAGCTGCCAGGAAGCTCAGGAATACCCGTTGGTCAGATGGGTGATCCACCAGGGTGAGTTCGCTAGGATGTCGCCAACTCCGTTTTCAGTGATGCTGGATGCCGGCATTTATACCGATGGCATCATCAAGGACGGATGTACAGATATAAACATTTTAGTTATGGCTCTCGGCAAGATAGTCGAGAAGCCTTGGTTCAAACCGTACAAGCTAAGAAACCGGGTCAGCTTTGTTCTCGGCAGTCCGGATGAAAACAGTCTTGGAATACAGCCGCACCCGTATTATTTCGGCAGGTTGTATCTGCAATTTGTAGTGGCTTCGGGCCACGGAGGATAAAATTATGAGTGTATCAGCACTGTCATTTTCAGGCACGGTCTATATGGGCTTGCTTGATACTAACAAAGCTCTGGTCGGCGGTTATCGCCAGGTTGGAAACGTTTACCCGCTTTCCCTCAATGTTACCACTGAACAGAAAACGCAACCCTCGGCCATGCGTGCAACTTTTGGTCAGACTCTGCATACCAAAACAAAAATTACGGCAGTTTCCGGATCAGCCGTTTTTAAGGAATGGTTTGCTAAAAACTTTGCCTGGGCACTGGCCGGTGAAGATGTTCCTTTGACTGGTACTGGTGGCTCTGTCTCAGCCGAATCCGTAACTCTTATAGATGGGGAATGGGTGCGCCTTGCCAACAAAGGGGTGTCGAATGTTGTTATTACCGGTTCGGTCCTGGGTACCGATTTTAATGTGAACGGCGCTCTTGGTCTTATCCAGATGATTACCGGAGGCAACCTTAGCGCCGGGGCAAATAATGTCGATTACGACTATGCAGCCGAGTCTGGGTATAAAGTTAAGATCGGCACCCAGGCACAGATCAGGGTGGCCATGATGATTGATGGTGAAAATCTTGAAAGCGGCGAAGAGGTTCATTGTGAGTTTGATTCTGTAGTACTCTCCAGTTCGTCGGAAATCAATCTTATTTCAGATCCGGACTCTGATTTTGATGAGATGCCGTTTAATCTCGTTTTCGAAACCTTGACGGGTAAGGATTCTCCCGGATTCATTAATGGAATACCGATGTAAAACAGTAAAAGCAGGCTGAAGAAGTTGTAGTTGTGGTGCCTAATAACATTCAGCCTAATATCCTGTAGCTCGCAATGAATCAATATGAAAGAAAAAATAATAATAGTTCTAAACGGCAATGAGCTTGTCCCTCGTGAATTGACGGTGGGAGAAGTTGAAGCTGTCATGGAGTCCCTTATGGATCATGGTGTGCACGTTCTCGAGCGTGCAGCCAAAGAAGAGCCGGTCCCTGCAGTAGCTACTGCCTTGAGTGTTGATCTGGTGAGGTTGAATGATTCGGATAGATTTGAAAAGGGATATCTTGAAAAAGTTGATCTGTTAAAGAGACTGACAGCCACTGAAGTACGAAGTCTATGTGAGCAAGTGAGGTTAAAGAACGATTTTTTAGCTCAAGAGGTGGGCGCTCTCGTAGAATTGGGAAGAAGGATTCAAGAGGAGGAGGCCGCAAAAGAAGTATCAGTAGCAGCCTTAAAAATCTCCGGCGATCTACCTCAAGATTAATAATGGCAGGCCATTACGGAGTGAAGAACTATCCGTGGTCAAAGTTTCTGATAGCCGTTGAAGAGTATAACAGATCAGGAGCGAAAAGCTGATGCCAGAAAAAAACAGATATAGGCTGCAGTTCCAGATAGTAGAAAAAGTATGAAGGCCCATGTCAGAGCGACGATATACAGCTGACCTGCCTTTTCCAGAAGGGGCGGTGGCAGGATTACCAGTAGAAAAAAGAAGAACCCCGATAGAGCCAACAGGTATTTACGTAGTTTTGAATTGATCACAATCGGTAAATAACCATTTTATCAGGAATTGTCCAATGGCGAAGATGAAACAGGAATACATTCTCCAGGCTATATATGAAGGTAAGGGAGAATTGGGACAGTTCCAGAAAGACCTGAAGACCATCGGTAAAATTGAATCGATTAAGGTTCTTGGCAAAGATATCCGCGAGTTGAACGTTCGCTTTGAAGAGTCAAAAAGAAAATTGAAGGCCCAGGCTCGCGAGATGCGGGATGCTGATAAGGTCACCAAGGCAATGTCTCGGTCATATGAAGCTTCCCGGCGGGTAGTGTCTAGGCTGGCAACTGCTCTTGATAAAAAGAAAGCAGCATTTTCCACCTCTACAGCAGCTGCCAGGACAGCTGGCGTTGATACCAGAAACCTGGCTGTAGAAGAAAAACGGCTCGCTGCAGCCAGTGAGGCTACGGGTAAGGTATGGGCAGCACGTAAAGCACTTGGTGTACGGTCACACAAGGATATCAGAGATGAAGTCAAGCGTCTTTCCAGGGCATATAATGATTTGAAATCATCCGGAAAGGCTTCAGCTCTTGAGTTATTTCAGGCAAAGCAGCGGTTAAGAAATCAAACCAGAGCCTTGGTCGATTCCACTAACGGCTGGGCGGCATCTCTTGATAAGGTACGGGTTGGTGCTGTTGCCCTGGCCGGTGTCGGCTATGGGGTTGTCAAGGTTTTTCAGGAGTTTGCTTCTTTTGAGTCTGGGATGGCAGAAGTCTACACCCTGCTTGATCTTTCCACCGAGCAATTTAAGAGCTTCAAGGAAGAATCGAAAGGGATAATGGGCGATCTTCCTCAGGAATCAAAAGATTTAACTAAGTCGCTCTATGATATCATCTCTGCAGGAGTTGACTTTGAAAAGTCAAACCTTGTTCTTGAGAAATCGGCTAAGGCGGCGGTTGCCGGGGTTACCGATACAAACACAGCGGTAACTATCGGGGTAGGTGCAATGAACGCCTACAGTAAAGAGGTTGATGATCTTGAGGGTATATACGATATTCTCTTCCAGACGGTTAAGTCTGGAGTTACCACCTTCCCGGAGCTGTCCCAGTCCATGGGCGAAGTTTTGCCGGGAGCAAGAGCTGCCGGTGTGGAGTTTCACGAGGTGTCTGCAGCAATTGCAGCCCTTACCAAGGCCGGGATTAAGACGCCCCAGGCGGCAACAGCTCTTAAAGGTGCAATCAGGGCAATGTCCGCACCTGCACCTGAAGCGAAAAAAATGTTCGCGGATTTGGGTATTACCTGGCAAGGGCTCCTTCCTACGCTTGAGGCGATAGCAGAGAAGTCTCTTTCACTTGATCAAATGAGACTTTTGATCCCTGATGTAGAAGCATCCACCGGTGTACTTTCCCTCACCCAGAATCTTGATAAGTTTCGTGATATTCTCCACTCAATGGATGAGGCCGGAGGGTCAATGGAGGTTGCCTATAAAAAAATGGCAGATACTCCTGATCAGCAGATAAAAGAGATGATGAAGTCGGTCCATGACCTGGCTGTTGGTCTGGGAGAACTATCGAGTGTGGTTATTCTGCCACTGGCAAGTGGTCTGGAATGGTTGATCGATAAGGTGAACAACTCCAATGTTGTAGTTAAAGGAATGCTTTCCACCATCGGGGCAGCAGTTACTGTGACTGCTGTATGGAAACTTGGTCTCGGAAGTGTAGTTACCAGCCTTGCCGAGATGGCGACTAACGCCCAGGTTGCTGCAGCATCTACGGGTGTGTATACGAGTGCAATGGCTGCAGCCAGGTCAGGTCTTGCCAGGCTTATGGTTTTGATGGCAGCGAATCCTGTAACAGCCGCTATAACTGTAGCCGTTCTCGCTGCAGCGGCGGCATGGGCGATTTTTGGTCGTGATAGTCTGCAGGCATCAAAAAACCATGCTGAAGCAGCGAAGGTGATCGCTGAGGGGCGCAAAGCGATTGACAAGGAGATTTCTTCTCTTGAAAAACTTCAGGACACTTTCAAAAACACAAATCCGGCATCTAAGGAGTATTTGAAAGCAGAGCGTGAACTTGCTGGAATTCTGCCAGGTGCAAATCTTTCATTAGATGAACGTGGCAGGTTGATTGTTAAGGTGGGTGAAGGATATGAAGAGAATGCTGGAAAACTTGATAACTACCTGGATAAGCTTAAAAAAGAGTCTGGAACAAATCTAGCTCTGCAGCTTGAACAACAGACTAAGGCGTATGAAAAAGCTGACAATGCTCTGAAAAGTTACAAAGGGAATATGCAGTGGTGGTACGGCATAGGTGATGGTGAATCCAACATTTTTCAGGGTCTTATTCGGGGTATCAATAAGATTACCGGCACTTATGACGAAAATATCAAAAAGGGTGAAGAGGTAAGAACAAACCTTCAGGAACAAAAGAAAGCCTATAACGAGTTATTGCAGTCAATGAAGAAGGCTGGGGTCACGTCTCAAGATCTGGCTAAATCCATGGATGCAGCACATCTTTCTGCGGAAATAAAGGATTCAGTACTGCAGGATTATAAAAAACTTGAAGGGGCCTTAGGAGGTGTTGCCGATGCTGCAGATAAGGCTGCATTGGATCAAGAGAAATCCTTCAGAGACTCTGCAAATGCCGTCAAAAATGAATACGCAAAACTGGCTGGAGAAGTTCGGGCCATTCTGGATGAAATAGCTGGTCGTCAGAGAAGTCTTACGGAAGATCTTCGGGACATGGCCAGATCCGGCATGTCGGATTATGGCGCCTGGAAAGATCTGAAAGCGGAAGCTGAAGAATATTTTGATGCGGCACAAAATGCTGCATTCGCCGGTGATTTTGAAGGAGCAGTAAAACTGGCTGATCAGGCGAGATCAAAATACAAAGAGCTGAACAGAGAAGTAAAGCAGGGAGGCAAAGTTATTGTCTCTGCAGAAAAGGCCAGAGAAACAGCAATGGAAGGTGTTAAAAGATCCGGCGAACTGGCCATTGATACCCTCCATAAACAGGAAGATGTAGTTAGAAGCAATGCAGAGGAGCTTAAAGAAATGGTCGGCTCCTTCAGTAAGGGCTGGGCTGAAGCCTGGGATGAATTTCTGGCTGATGGCAAGAAATCAATATCAGAGCTTGAGAAGAGTCTCGATAAGTTTATCAGGGATCGTGAGATAAATGTCGGAATAAAAGCGGTTGAATCCAAGCAGCTTGGTGGCCTGGTCGGAAAACCTCAACAGTTGGCAGCTGGTGGGGCTGTAGGGTACTACAATGCGTTGAACGGTTTACGTCTTTCCGGTTATGGCGGCGGTGATCGTCGTTGGATCCTTGGAGAAGACGGTGAAGTAATGATCAGAAAAGAGTCCGTTAAAATGGCCGGAGCCCGTGCCGCGCTGGCTTTTAATAATGGTCGGTGGGATATAGTCGTTTCGGAGCTTGTAAACCGTTTTGGCTTGAACATCGGCGATGTGATCCGCAGGCAGTTTGGTGGTTTGATCGATTCGGTGTCAGCTGTTACAGCTCCACCACTGCAGCTCGCTATGGGTGGGCCAGTTACAGCATCCCCCGGTAACACCTATAATCTCAGTGTTCATTTTTCAGGCAACGTCTCCCAGCACTCCCGGCAAGATGCAAGAAATATCGCCAGGCAGGTTATGTCGGAGTTTCAAAAAATGCATAGAGGCTCATCGTGACGGTATCAATTGGTGGCATTGTCCTGTCTGACCATCTATTCCTGCCAGGGCTTAAAAATCTTCCTTCCCGGGCAATGTCTGCACGGACAACATTAGGCGGAAGGCCGGTAGTGCAATCAATACCTCTGGCAGCAGGTCAGATTTTAGAATTGGTTGATCCAGGGGATGGCACGGGCTTATTCACCGGGACGCAGATTGATTCAATTAATGTTTTCCGGGCATCCGGCAACATTGTCTCTTTTGTCCATCATCTTGGTACCTGGAAAGTAATAGTTGAAGAGGTCGAGGTTGAACAAGATGACGGATATAACGATCCGATCAATGCAGATACTTATATCGGCACAATAACTATGAGAATTATGGAGTAAATTATGCAGTCATCTGATCTGAAAGTTTATAAAGCCCTGACCAATGGCAGAAAATCAACCACTCAGGTTAATACCGGCGTGGTGCAGAATGTATTTTCCCATGTTACTTCGGCGCAAAGGGCGTCCGGGTTGACGGATTATGCAAAGACACACTGGGCCCTTGCCAATACAGATAATTATGCATTGCTGGACCCTGAATCATATCAGGATAAACCGACTCTTTCACCGGATGACTATGTAGTTATGTGTCTGCTTGGCCAAAGGGATCCCGTTTCTACTCTGGCGACAACTATTGCGGCGGCTGATAAGGTTGGCTCCGGCGTGCTGCAGGCCAATATATCTGCCTCTGATACGACTATTACCGTTACCGTTAAACATGCGGATCTGCTTCCAGGGGGAACTGATGATATTTTCCTTGCCGGTAAAAAAATAAAGGTCTGTTCTCATAGCGATGCCCTGGCTACAGATGGTGCTGAGGAAATTAAAACAATTTCTGGTACGCCTACCTAC